TTATTCTTCACCCCCTTGTACTGTTCGTTATACGGAATTCGTTATTCGGAATTCGACTCACGATTTTCGATTTTCGATTTTCGATTCACGATTACACGATTTCCCGTTTCCGGTTTCCGTGCAAGGCCCTGTTTTATCAGTGCCTCGCCTATTTCCCTATCGACATCCCGTACTGCTCCGGTGGTCATTAGACCGACCTTTGGGACTTCTCGTTCCTCGTTATGGATCCATTCTATCTTCATTATGCCCTCACCTCCGTTTTTATCGTGATGATTGCGGCATGGAAATAAATCTGTGCCTCCTCATCCTCATTGACATCATATTTAATTTCATATCCAACGGTCATATTGACCGTATCATTCAGTTTCTTATTTGCCGTGAGCACGTCCATGACAGCCTTTTCCGCGTCCTGAAGCTTATCCTCCGCATCCTCTCCGCTCAACATACTCGCCGCCTGCACCTCGACAATGACCGAAGGATGTGCAAGCCACGGCTGGGATCCGGTTGCGTATGCATCATAGTCGAGGCCTCCGCGATAGATCCCGATCCAGCCTTTCCCCTGGGCTGCTGTGTTGGCATCCTGATTCCGCCGCGGATTGCGCTCGATGATGTAGCCTGAAAGATTATCATTCAAAATCGTTTCAACCGCAGACGTGATGTCCTTCATGTTGATCATGTTACACGCTTCGCTCAATTACGAATTTAGGAATTTAGGTATTAATTCCTTAATTCCTCAATTCCTCAATTCCTCAATTATCTTAATATCTTCCTACAAAATGCCGCATACAATTTCTTGATCTCCGGGCCGATCTGTTTCTGGGTCGGCAGGATCCGGCGCTTCGGCACACCCTTGCCGAAATGGTGTTTGTAGGCATACTCAACCCCGGCCTGCATCTTGGCAATCCAGGGATCCCAGTACCGCTTCCACCGGCCGCGCATCGTGCCGGTATCCTGGAGGATCATGAACCTGCCCGTTTTTCCCGGCCCCTGGCGCCGCATCATAATCGTTACGGGAGACAGCGGTTTCCAGCCGACTCCGGGGTGTGCGAGCCTCCCCTGCATCTGAAAATTCTTCTGGATCCACCGGTCCACCACGGCTATGGCCCGGGCATTCACCGTGCGCCGGTTATTGAGCTGCTGCACCCTCGAATCCAGGTGACGCTGCAACTGCTTGATCCCGATCATTTGAAATATTGCTAATTTTCCTGACATATAAACACCATTTTTGATGCTGGTTTCTGGATGCTGGATGCTGGATATTAAAATCAAGTATCGAGTATCTAGTATCTAGTATCTAGTATCTAGCATCTAGCATTAGCTCCTCTCATCCTCCAGGTCCTGGAGCCGCTCCGAGCTGATATGCGTCATTGCACTCTCCGCCCCTAACATCGTATGCACAGGGTGATAGTCTTCCAGGTTCGACCATACCTGGCCTGTGCCCGGATTCGGTGTAATTGTCGTGCCTGAGCCGGTATAGATGTATTCCTTGCCTTCCTTGATGGCGTCTATCCGGCCGATGATCACATCGTGGATCCGCTGTGCATCTTTCGGGACCCGTGTTTTGATAGCATTGTAATAGGCCAGGTCGATGGTCAGGTCTTTAATGGTCGGGTGCGAGGCGGAAAACGGAACGGTAAAATGGCTGGCCAGGCGGCCGTTGAGCTCCATCTCGCCATAATAGATCAAATCACTATTCACTTCAGCCGGTGTTTTTGCCCAGGTCTTTAAAACAGGGTACCTGATAATTACTTCTTCATAATTCGTATATGACATTTCACCTGCTCCTAACTTGCGTCAAGGCTCTGTGTGACATACACCTCAGCCTTATCTTCCGGTTGCGCCGGCAGGGTAAACTTGCCGCCGGATGTCGGATTGATCTCAAATTCGATATAGTGTTTGCCGACCGCATTTGTATCGCCCGACTGCCATGCATAATGAAATTTCCCGTTTGTTCCGTCACTTATCGTGATTCCGGTTGTCTGCCGGTTAATCTTGAGCGTCCCTGCCTTGGCGTCTTTCATGGTGCAATAGATCGTTGCGCCCGTAATAGCAACCACCGCACCGTCTGCATCCTTGACCTGTGCATAATAGTACGGCTGAAGATCGTTCTGTTTGATATATAGCGGTTCAATGCTCATGGCATAAATATCCTTCTTCCAGTGTCTTTTTCAAATATCCGCCGTTTCGTGTCCTCATGAAATACCCGTGTGTCAGTATCTTTAGTAAATATCCGTCTAAATCCCTCGATCTTGAGTATCGTTAAAGCGCCATATTCAGGCCAGAAACCCTCCGGCCAAAAACCCGCATGCCAGAATTGAGCGGGCCAAATCCCGGGCTGTAATAAGGCCATTAGCTCCCATCCAATGTATTGACTGCCGTCCTGTTGCCATCTGAATCTACCGTTACGATCAAGCGACTCTTGCTATCTCCCACATCTCTGAAATGCAGTGTCGCACTCCCGCCCCCGCTTGTAATGCCTGTCAATACAGCCATGTCGATCCGCTGTTTTCTCAGCAGGGAATAGCCGCTCTCAACCTCGGTGGCAAAAATCTCCGTGGCAAGGCTACCTATGTGTGTGAATAGGCTACCGACCTGGACCGCAAGGGAGCTGACCCTGGTGTCTCCTGAACTGATCGCATTCATAACCGTTTGAGAATTGGGCAGCGTTACGATGTGGTCATTTACTATCCCGCTTGTAGGCAATGTCACGATATGGGCATTGAGCGTTTGACTATTCGGGAGAGCTGCCACATGAGAAGAAAGAGGCAAGGTAACCATGTGAGCATTCAATGTCAGAGAAGTTGGCAAAGTAACCATATGAGCATTTAAAGCCTCTGAGCTTGGCAGATAACCGCTGACAGGCAATGTCACGATATGGGCATTGAGCGTTTGACTATTCGGGAGAGCTGCCACATGAGAAGAAAGAGGCAAAGTAACCATGTGAGCATTCAATGTCAGAGAATTTGGCAAAGTAACCATATGAGCATTCAATGTCAGAGAAGTTGGCAGTGTATCGATCCATGCCTTGACAGCCTGGCTATTTGGAAGATCCGCAACCATTCCGCTCGAGGGAACATATCCGCTCACTGGTAGCGTGCCGATATGCGTATTTAGCACCTCTGAATTGGGGAGCGTGATCATATGCGCATTGAGTGTCAGGGACGTCGGCAACGTAATCATGTGCGCATTTAACGCCTCTGAGCTGGGCAGATACCCGGATACCGGGAAATCGCCCATGCGAAAATAATTGCTCGTCACTTGAGCCTGGATAGAATCGACCTCGACGCCGATAGACGATACCCTGATATCAAGGCTTGCAACCCTCGTATCGAGCGAGCTTACGGCACCGGCAAGGGCCAGATTAACCGTATTATATTTGCTGTGCCAGAAGGAAGATGTAACGACCGCCACATCCGCAAAAAAGGGAAGGCATTTGCTATCATCCTGAATGGTGATCCTCATAGGCCCATACGTATCCATCTGCGAATTGGTGAGTGTGAGATCATAATGCCCGTCCATGCTTTCGATAGCCGCAAAGGTATTGCCCGAGATACTCACCGGTGTCGCATTCCCGTATTTCCTGATGGCCTTTTCATCAGCGCCTGAAAGCGTGAGATCCGTGACCGGTGTTAATCCGTCCGAATTGCTCACAAAAGGGCCGACTGGAAACGTACTTATAAATTTTCCTATTAGTTCTTTCATTTTATTTACTCAATTGGTTTCGATAATGATCAATAATTGGTATTGATAAAGTCACCTCAGAATGCTTCTGAGTATCATTAGTTTCCTGTGTGATCCTAACCTGCGAAACCGCTTGTGCCTGACCCGATACATCATTAGAAGTCAACCACTGGTTCTGGGTATCTGGATCTTCAGTAATTGTTATTACACATTCTGGATTAAACTGAGAATACCCTCCATTATTCTTGTATAGAAGTTTATATGTCCGACTCCCACAGCCAATACTCCCAGTGTATACTTTAAAAAGTTGAATGGTATAGGTATTATCTAGAGTAATATCAATATAATCTGTACCAGCGGCAACCACATGATCACACACTCCAGCCATTCCAGTTGCTGTATTCCCATCAAACATATCATCTTCTTCAGCAGCACCATCAGAGGGAACTTTACTTACTCCTGCTCCGTCTTCGTCAAAATACCCATGCCCTACATAAGAATCATATCCGCACTCAACATTATCATTTATATGGATTGGGAAAACTCTACTAGGATCTTGTACCCAATCCCAGTCTACCTTAAGCTCTAAAACACCATCCTGAATAGAGATTTCTTCAGTTGAGCACTTTGCGTGTTCATATGTTATCCCCTCGCCTTCTCTATGGGGATTAGGACATTCACCTTCTATTTCGTAGCCAGAACAGTTTATAGGAGCTTCGTGAAATTCTCTGTATTCCTCTAATCCAGATTTATTAACAGCATCACAAATACGGCAGTTTTCACAACCCATACAAGGTCTAAACGTAGGAATACTAGCACTATCCCACATGGTTCGTGTTGTGAGACGTAACTCAGTATTATTCCCATCTACTAGCTCTATATGTTTTTTGCTAATTACAACAGGTAAGACTTTTGCAAATGTTGTATTGCTCTGTAAATACTTATCTAGGAATGGGACCGCATTAGAATTATGAACTATGATTGTCTTTCTGATCTTATCGACACCAACTTTGAATTGAGTAGATATGTCTGTATAGTTGTACTTGATAATGTTTCCAACAACCTCAACCATTGCACCATCTGGGACATCAAAAAAAGCATAGGTCTGTCTCTTATACACATCTCCGAGCCCACGAGACTAGGCATGATCTCGTATGCCGTCTTCTGCTTGAAAAAAAAAAA